GGAGTACTAATGCTAATGGTGAGTACTTCGCTATTGGTGTGGGCGGTACTGTAACGGGTAAGGGTGCTGACTTACTTATCATTGATGACCCCCATAGTGAGCAAGAAGCAGCACTAGCGGCTAGTGACCCGACTATATATGATAAGGTGCATGAGTGGTTTACCTCTGGACCTAGACAACGGCTTCAACCCGGTGGCTCTATTGTTATTGTTATGTGTATGACGGGGGATACCAATGTATTAATGGCAGACGGATCAAATACTCAACTAAAAAATATTCGCACTGGAGATATGGTAGCAACTTTTGATAAAGGAAATTTAAGTAAAAGTAGAATTAACAATTGGCGGTCAAGTGGTATTGATTTCATATATACAGTACAAACACAATCTGGTAAAATTCTTCGTGCAAATGAGAGACATCCGTTTCTTGTAATGAATGAAGGAATATTAGAATGGACAAGACTGAGGGACTTAAAAGCGGGAATGTTACTTGTAGCAATGAAGGATGCCAGCGTCCAGCAAGGTCACAAACAAAGCCAGATAAGTGTGCCGCTTGCCAAGCAAAAGCAAGTTATCACAAAAAAAACCCAAACGCACCCTATCACCCAATTGGGCATCATGGAAAATGGATTGGTAAACAATGTAAATGCGGTAAGCCAATCGCTTCAAAAGGGCTATGCAGCACATGCTATTGCAAACAAAAAGATTATACAAAAACCCCTAAGCAAGCAAGAGAAAGTAGAATTAAATATAGATACGGAATTACTATTGAGCAGTATCAAAAAATGGTGGATGAACGTGATAACCGCTGTGATGTATGCGGGGAACATCCTTCATCAAAAAATACAAGGGCGCACTGGAATGGCAAGTTGTGTATTGACCACTGCCACGACACAGGAAAAGTTAGAGGATTGCTTTGCAACAACTGTAACCTCGCAGTTGGGTATGGGAAAACATCAAGCATACTTGAAAGAGCTGCATCGTATCTCAGACTTTACGATAGACCAGATAGTTAGCATTACACCGTCAGGGAAAGAGGAAGTATTTGATGTTGAAGTAGACCGTACTGAAAATTTTATTGCTAACGGAATTGTTAGCCATAATACCCGATGGGGTAAGCGAGACTTAACTGGTCGAGTGTTGCAAAGTATGATTGAACGGGATGGGGATGAATGGGAAGTGATTGAACTACCAGCCCTTATGCCAAATGATAAACCTTTATGGCCTGAGTTTTGGCCTTTAGAAGAGTTGTTAAAGTTAAGGAATGAGTTACCTTTATCTAAATGGCAAGCACAGTATCAACAAGACCCTACCTCTGAAGAAGGTGCAATTGTTAAACGAGAGTGGTGGAATGTATGGGAAGAGGATAGACCACCGCCATGTGAGTTTATTATTCAATCATGGGATACCGCCTTTACAAAAAACGAGCGTTCAGATTATTCTGCATGTACTACATGGGGTGTGTTTTATATTAACGAAAACCCAAATGATGCTAATATTATTTTATTAGATGCATTAAAAGAACGGCTAGAGTTTCCAGAGCTAAAAAAACGAGCTATGGATATGTATACTGAATGGGAGCCAGATGCTTGTATAGTAGAAGCTAAAGCTTCAGGTGCGCCATTAGTGTTTGAATTGAGAAGAATGGGTATCCCAGTACAAGAATATACACCTACTCGTGGAAATGATAAGATTTCAAGAGTAAACTCTGTTGCTGATATGTTTGCATCAGGAAAAGTGTGGGCACCACGTAAAAGATGGGCTGAAGAAGTTATTGAAGAACTTGCCGCTTTTCCTAATTCAGATCACGATGACTTAGTTGACTCTACAACGCAAGCTTTAATCCGCTTTAGAAAAGGCGGCTTTATACGGCTAGATACGGATGAAGAAGATGAAGTGAAATACTTTAAATCAAAACGTAAAGCAGCTTATTACTAAAAGGAAATTATTATGGCAATGGATAAATCGTTATACCAAGCACCAATGGGATTAGAAGCAATATCTCAAGCACAAGAACCTCTGGAAATTGAAATAGAAAATCCAGATTCGGTTACTATTGATGGATTAGAGATTGTATTAGAGCCTGAAAGCGAAGGTCCTGAAGATTTTGATGCCAATTTAGCAGAGTATATTGACGAAAAAGAACTACTAACTATCTGTAATGAGCTTATAGATGACGTTGAAAATGACATTAACTCAAGAAAAGACTGGATACAGACCTATGTAGATGGGCTTGAGCTACTTGGCATGAAAATTGAAGAGCGTTCAGAGCCTTGGGAAGGTGCATGTGGCGTTTATCATCCATTATTAAGTGAAGCTTTGGTTAAATTCCAAGCAGAAACTGTCATGGAAACTGTACCGGCTACTGGGCCAGTAAAAACATTGGTCATTGGCAAAGAAACACCAGAGAAAATGGCATCAGCTGACCGAGTTCAGAAAGATATGAACTATCAAATCATGGAAAAAATGCCAGAGTTCCGTCCAGAGCATGAAAGAATGGCGTGGGGTTTAGGATTAAGTGGTAATGCATTTAAAAAAGTGTACTTTGACCCAGCTTTAAACCGCCAAACCTCAATATTTGTACCAGCTGAAGACTTAATTGTTCCATATGGTGCATCAAACCTTCAAACTGCAGAGCGTGTAACCCACGTAATGCGCAAAACAGAGAATGAATTAAGACGATTACAGATAGATGGTTTTTATCGTGACATTGATTTGGGTGAACCATCAACTGCATTTGATGAAGTAGAGAAAAAAATTGCAGAAAAGATGGGATTTAGTGCAACTTCTGATGATCGTTATAAATTATTAGAAATACAAGTCAACTTAAACCTTGCTGGCTTTGAACATAAAGATAAAGACGGTAACAAAACAGGTATTGCCTTACCTTATATAGTGACTATAGAAAAAGGTACTCAAAATGTCCTTTCTATTCGCAGAAACTGGCGACCTGAAGATAAAACTAATCAAAAACGTAATCATTTTGTGCATTATGGCTACGTTCCGGGCTTTGGTTTTTATTGCTTTGGTTTAATTCACCTTGTTGGTGCATTTGCTAAATCAGGTACATCTATTATCCGTCAGTTAGTGGATGCAGGTACTTTATCTAACTTGCCGGGCGGTTTCAAGACTCGTGGCTTACGTGTTAAAGGTGATGATACTCCAATCGCACCGGGCGAGTTCCGTGATGTTGACGTTCCTAGTGGCGCTCTTAGAGACAATATTATGCCTCTACCATACAAAGAGCCTAGCCAAGTTTTATACAGCCTTTTAGGTACCATAGTAGAGGAAGGAAGACGCTTTGCATCAGCTGCCGACTTACAAATATCTGATATGTCTGCTAATAGCCCTGTTGGAACAACTCTTGCAATTCTTGAACGCACTCTTAAAGTAATGTCAGCAGTACAAGCCCGTGTTCATTATTCATTAAAACAAGAACTGTGTTTAATCAGAGACATTATCCGTGACTACACTCCAGAAGAATACAGCTATGAGCCAGATGAAGGTGGCAGGTTTGCCAAACAGTCAGATTATGACAATGTAGATGTTATTCCTGTATCTGACCCTAATGCGGCAACAATGAGCCAAAAGGTAGTTCAGTATCAAGCTGTATTACAGTTATCACAACAAGCACCACAACTTTACAACATGGCATTGTTACACCGCCAGATGTTAGAAGTATTAGGTATTAAGAATGCTAAGAAGTTAGTACCGGTTGAAGATGACCAAATGCCAATGGACCCAGTAACAGAGAACATGAACCTTATTAACATGAAGCCTGTTAAAGCTTTCCTATATCAAGATCACCAATCTCATATCCAAGTGCATATGAATGCTATGCAAGACCCTAAATTAGCGGCACTTATTGGCCAAAATCCACAAGCGCAAGCAATTGGTGCAGCGGCAATGGCTCATATCAGCGAGCATTTAGCCTTTGAGTACCGTAAACAGATGGAAGAGAGTTGCAATGCAAGACAAAGAGGGCAGCACAAAGCTGTTCTCAAGAATGGACGTGATAGGACAGAATGGCAACGAAGGTACTCACTACGACAATTCAGAGACTTGGATGGAGTTGGAGTACTACGACGAGTATCAGAAAGCATTGACCACGGGCATGTTCTTCGAGTGGTTCCCTAATTTGACCGGAGAATGGAGCAAGGACAAGTATTGGTTTTGCCACGAGATGAGAAAGATAAAACATTCAAATGATAAAGAGATTAAAGGGTAAACAGACCAAACTTTTAGCAAGACTGTTAGGCACTGCGTCTCGTTACACGGACAGAGGGTGGATCAACAGGTACCTATCACTACAAACCGGAATAGAGTTATGACAAAGGAATACATCTGCTACATAAAGAGAGAGGACAGAATGGAGGAGCCCAAGACCATCACAG